TATTATTTATTCAAATTTATAGTATTATTTATTCAAATTTATAGTATTATTCATTCAAATTTAAAAGTAACATATTAAATAATTTTATAATTTAACTTTATAATGACACAATTTAGGAATTATACTAATGTTGAAAAAGCAATCATTGATAATTACCATGAAGGAAGAAAAAACCAAACACTTGATTATGTTAAATCAATGCATAAAAAACATTTAAAATTCGATAAAAAAATGAAAATAGACGAAGTATTTAAAAAACTATCATGTTTTGTAGATGTTAGTGATCTAGATATTGCCTTACCCAATTTTTATCATGGAATCCAAACTGCCGAAGCAATGAGAAAAGATAATTTACCTGAATGGTTAATATGTGTAGGTTTGATACACGATATTGGAAAAATAATGTATTTATGGGGCAATAATGAAGATGGAACTAGTCTAAAAAAACAATGGGGTATTGTTGGAGATACATTTATTGTTGGATGTAAATTATCAGATAAGTTGGTTTATAATGAATTTAATAAGGAAAATATGGATTATAATAATCCAAGTTATAATACAAAATTAGGTATTTATAAAGAACATTGTGGTTTAGATAATGTATATTGTAGTTGGGGACATGATGAATATTTATATCAAGTACTCAAACATAATAATGTTCAATTACCAGAAGAAGCCCTTTATATTATTAGGTTTCATTCATTATATGCATATCATAAACATGGTGATTATGAATATTTTACTAATGAAAAAGATAAAAAAATGTTAGAAAATCTAAAATTATTTAATAAATATGATTTATATACAAAAAATAATAATATTAATATTACACCAGAAATGTTAGAGTATTATAAAACATTAATAAATAAATATTTGAACAATGGCGAACTTATGTTTTGATCTGATTATTTGATTATCTAGATCATTAAAATATTAATTAAAAAATAATTTATATTTTATTTAAATCAACCAATGGTATTTTAACACCAGACTTAGAGCTTAATTTATATATATTTATATTATGGTTTTTTTTTAAAAAGTTATGTAGATTAACACTAAAATCATTTATTATATTATTTTCATCTTGCCAAAAAATGGAAAATGTTTCTTTGTTCCAATATTTTTTTGAATTTTTTACATCCCAACCAATAGTTACTATATTTTCTGGTTTTAATTCTAAACATAATGGTATAGCAAGTTCCATCATAATATGACCCCAGCCTGTATAAATTTTATTATCTTTATTTTTAAAATATATATCATTAATATTATTTTTTACATTTTCCATATAATTATTTTTAAAATTTAAATTAACCATAAAATCTATTTTATCTTTTAACCTTTCTATTATACCATAGTTAAGACCAATAAATAAAGGTTTATGTTTATCAATAAGTTTTTCATCTAAGGTTTCAGCAGCACCTACAAAATTTGTTACTAAAAAATCTGATTTAATATTTAATTTATCAATATAATTAATACTGTTCTTTAGACAAATAATATAACAATCATCCCAAACATGTTGTGGAATATCCTTTTTTTTAAATTCTTTAAGAGTTGGTCCTGATGTAAATAATAAAATATATTTTTTTCTTTTATAAATTTCTAATGTTTCTTTAAATTTTTTAAAGTTGCTCTTTTCTAAATTATTTTTTTGTATTTCTTTGTTATCATAATTTTCGTTTTGTTTAATTAAGAAAACAAAGATAATAAGAATTACAAAAATAAGTAAACATATAATCATTTAATATATGTAAATATATATTTTTGTATTTTTCCCATTTTGTTTAGATAAAATTTTTTAGATAATAGAAATAAAGCTATAATATTATTATAAATTATAACAATAATTTTACATTTCTATTATCTTCAATATTTTTTTTAAAATAATTATATTCATAATCACCATTATGCCAAACATTTTTTGTTTTATTATGAAAAGTGTATCCTATCAGAAATATTTTTTTTATTTTTTTATTTTTTAATAATGATAATAGTGTTTGAAATCCTGTTGTATAATAATATTTTTTGTTATCATATATATAATTCTCTATCAAAATTAAATATTTTTTCTCTTTATTTTCAATAATATTTTTAATTTGATTTGATTTTTCTTTTTTCACATATACTCCATTTTTAAAATCAAGATTTATATTATTTGTATCTTCAGTATAAGAAACTATAAAATCATTATCTTTTTCTATATTATTTATACCATGAAAAGAAATGGAATTTTTCCTTAAAATTAATATATCAGTTTTTCCTTTACAATAGTCTTTTATTATTGGTTTAAAACCATTAAATCTTACTATAACAGAATTACTATAATCATAAGTTTCCAAAAAATTTTTAGTTTTTTCAGATATATTATCATTATTTGCTAAAAGAAATATAGTTTTATTGTCAAATATATCTGTATCAAAAAGATTATAAATATTATTATCGTAAGTATTGGTATTAAATTTTTCTTTTTTTACTTTAAAAAACAAATAAAAGATTATTAGTATTAAAAATAATATTATTGTTAAATACATAATAATATAAAATATTATAAGAAAACTCATTTATTAAAAATTTTATTTATTTATTTAAAATTTTATTTGAATTTTCATTATTCCAATGATATATTGAATTTAATGCTTTATCATCAATAAGTAAATCAAATGTTGGCTTTCCCATTCTTAATTCATTAAATTTTACACCCCATTTTTTTAATTGATTATATGTTAATTCAAAATAATTATTATTGCTTAGTGTTCCCCTGGCTGTCCACATAATAATTGTATTATTTTCATAAAGACTGTTAACCTTTTCTATATTTTTAATTATTGGTTTTGAGTTTTCATAATCCATACCATTTGTATAAAATATTGTATTATCAATATCAACATAAATTATCATATTTATAAATAATCTATTATTAACTTTTAAGTTTGCGTATTTATAATATAAAAAAAAATATATTAAAATTTATATAAAATTTATAAAATGGTTAAATTCATTTCAGAAATAGGTATTAATCATAATGGTTCTTTAGATTTATGTAAAAAAATGATAATGTTAAGTAAGGTTGCTGGAGCAGATTTTGTAAAGATCCAAAAGAGAAATCCAGCTGTTTGTGTTCCAGAACATCAAAAATCAAAACCTAAATCTACTCCATGGGGTAATATGACATATTTGGAGTATAAATATAAAATTGAATTTAGTGAAGAACAAATAAAAGAGCTTTGTGATTATTCTAAATCAATTGGAATTGAATTTTTTGCAAGTGTATGGGATAAAGATAGTGTAGATGTTATGGCAAAATATACAAAAATTGCTAAAATTGGAAGTGCTTTAATTACTGATTTAGAATTGTGTAAATATGCCAGAGAAAACTTCGATTTTTTAATTGTATCAACTGGTATGAGTACAGAAGAAGAAATTGAAAAATGTGTTGAAGTATGTAATCCAGATGTTATTATGCACACTAATTCTACTTATCCTTGTAAATCAGAAGATCTTAATTTAAGATATATACAATGGTTAAAAAATAAATATCCAAATAAAGAAATAGGATATAGTGGTCATGAATATGGATTAGTTACAACATATGCTACTGTACCTCTTGGAGTAACTTGGATTGAAAGACATATTACATTAGATAGAGAAATGTGGGGTAGTGACCAACTTTCATCAATTAATCCAGATGGTTTGTTTAAATTAATAAAGGGTATTAGAGACATTGAGAAGGCAATACAATACGAACCTGGACCAAGAAGACAATTTGAAGGAGAAAATCTTAAAAGAAATACATTAAGAAAATAAATTATTTATAACAATACGCTATAATTGTATCTGTTTTTTTATACTTTTCTAAAAATGAATCATATGCTAATATCAAATTTGTATCATTAAATTTATTATTTTTATCACCACCTGGTGTTCCATTATTTAACCAATTTAAATGATTAAAAATATTATATCTCTGATAATAACTTACTTCTATTTTTGAAAATCCAATAATATTTAATAAATTTCTTAAACTTGTTTCAGTATAAAGAATTAAATGCTCAGACCAAAATGTAAAGTTTTTAAAAGATTCACAATCATAACTATCTATTAAAAAATCATTTGCATGTGGTATTTCTATTATTAATTTCGTATTATCATCCATAATTTCTTTTATCTCTTTCAAAATTTTAATAGGATCCTGTAAATGTTCTAAAACATGATTTAACATAATAATATCAAAATTTACAGTTTTGGGTAATAAATTTATATCACTATATGTATTTATACCTTCTTTATTTAAAATTTTAATTATATCACAATTGAGTTCAACCCCATAAAGATTTTTAAAATTTTTATTGTATGAGCATAATTTAAGTAAACCTCCATTTCCACAACCAAAATCTAAAAAATTCTCAATTTTATAATCTTTTATTGATTTATACCTTCTATTGTCATCAAATACTGTTTTTTTTCTAGCTTCATCTATATTATTACTATTCCAATATGAACAACTTTTATTTTCATAGTCTTGCGATTTAATTTTATTTAAAACTAATGCACCAGTATTTATACATTTATAAACATTAATATTTGGGTCGTCACGGACACCTTTATGAAAAAAAATTAGATTATTACTAATTATATTATTTTTTACAAAATAATCCATTATATTATTCATTATATTTTTTGTTTTTAAATAAACAAAACTAACATTTTATAACATAAATATATTGAATTTATTAAGAAAAATCAGCATTATCCCAATCACTTTGATTATCTATATCAATTGTATCATTCTTATTCATAACATATGGATAAATATTATTTCCACTTATAGTATTGTCTTTTAATATAGAAGTTTTTATTATGTCGATATATCCATTATGTAAATATGTCTTTGGTAAATATTGTCTGCATTGATTAAAAGGTTCATTTATATCTCCAATTTTATTAAATAATGGAATAAGATTAGTTTTATTATCATTTATTGTATACATTTTAAATGGTGATTTATCATATTCAACTACTGTTCTTAGACTATCATATTTTTCGAAATTTTCTATAAATATATCAAGACAATTATTTATATCTTCTATTTTTCTTAGAGGTTGTGTTGGTCTTAATTGTAGTATTATATCTGGCTTATAATTTTCACTTTCTTCTAAAAAATCAATTGCATGATTTATAAATTGTATATCAGTAGATTCATCTTGGGATATCTCACTTGGTCTTAAAAAGGGTACTTCGGCTCCATATTTTTCTGCTATAGATTTATATTCATTACTATCTGTTGAAACTATAATTCTCATTTTATATTTACATTTTAATGCTTGTTCAATTGACCAAGCTATTAATGGTTTATTTTTAAAAATCTTTATGTTTTTATTTTTTATTCCCTTTGACCCACTACGAGCTGGTATTAAACATAATATTTCTTTCATTATATTTATAAAATAATAATTTTAATAATTTAAAGTAAAAATTACAATTAAAAATTACAATTAAAAATTACAATTAAAAATTACAATTAAAAATTACAATTAAAAATTACAATTAAAAATTACAATTAAAAATTACAATTAAAAATTACAATTAAAAATTACAAGGTATAATATAAAATCAAAGTTTTTCCTAAATAATTACAAAAAATCTATGTTTAGGATTTTTCTGTAAACACCTTTTTAATATATTATATAAATCTGTATGTTTTATTTTATTCATATTATCTAAATTTGTACTATTAAACACAATTTTTAATATTATTAGAGCAATACTATAATAACAAATTGTTATTGGAAAATATTTTTCGTTAATATTTAATTCTCTAAGTTCTGGTGATATATATTCACTATCTTCAATAGGTGACCTAAGACTATTCAAATTAATTTTATATTCTATTACCTCAACCTTATAGATTTCATTTGGAACTAATAAAAATTTATTATAATCTATAACAAGTATTTCTTTTAAATTAAAACTTAAAAATGTGAATCCTCTATCCTGATAATCTAATATTTGTAAATAAATATCTTGTATAGCTTTCATTCCTAAATCATACCAAATGCCATTAGTTTGAGTTTTTAAATAATCTTCTAAAAAATATATATTTTGAGATTTTAGTTTAATAATATTATCTGTTACTTTAAAATCTATTTCTAATTTATCTAGAATATTTTTACTAATATAGTTTTGAAAGCTCAAATACATATATTTTATTAATTTATTTAAATTTTATCACTTATTTCACGAAAAAATAAATTTTACTTTAATATTTAATATTTAAAATAAAAAACAAAAACAAAATAAAAAACAAAAACAAAATAAAAAACAAAAACAAAATAAAAAACAAACAAAAAATAAAAAATAAAAACTGTAAATTATCATAACAATTATCTTAATGATATTGATTTAATAATCTTTTTCTTTGATAGTTTATTACTTAATTTATTTAACACTAAATTACTTTTTAATTTTAATGATTTTGATTTCTTTGTTTTCATTTGTTTAGATAATGTACTATCTTTTAATCTTATTTCTACAAAACCAGAATTTCTATTATTATTTATTTTAACTAAATTTGGATATGTTCTTACTAAATAATTTGCATTTCTTTCACTATCTTCTTTTTTTCTTGTAGCTTGAATCCCTCCTGGTTCTTTATAACAGTTAGTATTACAACTAACATTGTTATATCTTATTACACCGTTATCTTTTAAATAATACTTAATAGTTCTTTCATAATCTTCTTTATCTCCGATACTTCTTAATTCTGCTTTTCTATTATTTATGACACCTGTTAAAAATCCTATAAGAAATTTTAGATCGGTTGATATATGACTATTATTATTTAATGTTGGTTTCATAAAATAAGGATTATCTGTTGGATAAACACCCCAATTATCCATATTTTTCTTTTTACTATATTTAAACGCATCTTTTATAAATTTATCTAAATTTTCAAGTTTCTCTAATTTATTATCTTTTTTGTCATATTTATAGTCTTTTGATACTACTTGATTATTACATATTGATATTTTACTAATATCATCATCCATATAAACAATATGTTTTTTTTCAGGAAAATATTTTGGCATAAAATTTCTAATATGTTGTATACCAGGTTTTCCAACCACAATTTTATTATAACTCTTTGGTTCTAATGTATCTTCATATATTTTTTTTTGTTGTTTATCTGCTACAAAAATAAATATTTTTTTAGGATTTATTTTATATTCACCTAAAACTTTCATTGTTTTTTTTTTCAAGGTTTCATTTCTTTTATAGGATGGTATTGCTATAACATAATCATTCATGTTTATATTAAACAAATAAAAAATTGAAAACAAATAAAAATTAATTTATTTTATTAAATTATAATAATGCCTAATTTTGGAAATGTTGACTTCAATGACTATGAAACAACAATTATTCGTGGTAAGAATGCTTTTGTTGAAAAACAACTTCGTAGAGAAGGAAAAACAGAAACAAAAGCAAAAAATACACATAGTGAAGTTGGACACAAAATGTACAAACTAGACCAATCAACCGATGCTGAAAAAATCCAAAAAATTAATCCTAAAGTAAGTAGAGCAATAGTTGATGGTAGATCAGCAAAAAAAATGAATAGAACACAGCTTGCTTCTGCTATCCAAGAAAATGTAAAAGTTGTTGAAGAATATGAAACAGGAAAGGCTGTACCAAACATTAAAATTCTTAATAAGTTTCAACGAGCACTTGGTGTAAAACTAACTGGTAAGGATTTCAAATAGACAAAATAACTAAAGTACATTTTACATCTTTTAAATATTCTATTTCTTTTATTGTTACACATCTAAATCTTTTATTATTTATTACATACTTTAAAAAATCTTCATTATTTGTTTCTTTAAATGTATTTCTTATAGTAAACATAATTATACCTTTTTTATTTAATAAATCACATAATCTATTTATATTACAAATGTCAACATGACCTTCTAAAAAAACTCCCGAAGATAAAATAACATCATATTTTTCATTATATTTTTCGTTTGTTAAATCTATATTGATTATTTTATTATATACATTTTTTCTTTTTGCTAATTCTAACATATTTTCTGATATATCAACGCCTTCTAAAAAATATGGTATATTAATATTTTTTTTTACTTCTTCCCCAACTTTACCTGTTCCACATCCAAAATCTAATATTTTTAATTCTTTGTTGTTATTAACAATATTAGTTTTTAAAAGTTTTTGAAAATATGATACAATATTTTTTGGTCCATTATAATCCAACGATTCAACATATGTATCATAGCTTTCCGCCCATTTATTATATACATCAATTTTATTAATATTTGGGTCTAATGAATCATTATGAAGTTCTAACGCAGATTTCATATAATTATATAATTATAAACTAATATATTTAAATAAAATATAGATAAATTAAATAATTATATTAAATTTTAATTATTTTTACATTACATTGTTTACTTAAAATCTCTACTAGTTCATCATTATGATAATCATATATATACTTTATTTCACTTATTCCGGAAGCAAACAAAATTCTAGCACAAATTATACATGGATAATGAGTAATATAAGCAGTACATCCTAAACAGTTTACACCTCTTTTTGCACAATCAGCTATAGCATTTTGTTCTGCGTGTACAGTCGCTTGTTCATGATTATCTCTAATAATTGATTCATGGGGACAGCCTGGTAAAAATCCATTATATCCTTGCGAAATAATACGGTTATCCTTAACTAAAACGCATCCTACATGTAATCTTTCACATGCTGAACGTTCAGACGTTACTAAACTAATTTTTTTAAAATATTCATCCCAATTTGGTCTCATTTTATTATATAGTATTTTAATTTAGTTTTTAAATATAATTTTTAGTACTTTAATTATAATGAGTATTAATACTATATAAAATATAATATTCACCAAAAAAAATATTTTAAACAACTTTTTATAACTTTGTACTGGTTTATTTTTGGTATCGAGACCTAGTATTTTATTAACTATATATAAAAAAAAATACCCAATCTTTATTTTACCAAAACCCCAAGACTTTAAATTTTCTGTTTCAATTATAGGTTGAACCGCAAGAGGTTTATTATAAGTATATATATTTCCATAAACAAACATATTATGGTTTTGATCAACAGATACTGACCGATTACCAGTTTCGTAACTTTTATAGTATATTTCTCTAAATTTATTATTATAAATATTTGCATGTGTTACTGCTGTAAATAAAATTTTTTTACAATTATATGTATCTACTAATATACTCAATGGATCAAATAAAGAACAAGCTGGACCTAAATGGAACATATTTACCTCTTTATTTTTGTATAGTAATTCAATATCTTTTATAACCTTTGGATTTTTTATATTATTATCGAAAATAGCATCATCTTCAAGAATTAATATATTCTTATAATTTTCAGAATCTGCGTATTTAAAAGCAGTGTAATAAGCATCGTTTATATCGTAAATACTCGTTTGTTCATAAAGTTTTTTATTACATTTTTTATAACCTTTATTATATTGAATAATTGTATTTCTACATAATTTATATTTGTTGATTGTTTTTAAAACATGTTTTTCTCTTTCTTTATCATGTTCCATAAGTAAAACAATACAACAATCAACGATATTATCAAATATACAATTTTCAAAAAAATATTTTTTATAGTAATAACACCTCTTGTTATTTTCCATATAATAAAATAAAATAAAATAAATAAAATTAACTATAATTAAATATAAATAATTTTAAAATACACTATTTATCATTCACTATTTATCATTCACTATTTATTATTTGATTAAATTTAAAAACCTATTTTGGTACTATACATTTTCCTTTATACAATAAAAAAGAAACTATTAAAACGGCATTGAAACTTGTCAATATCGTAACAAACATATTTATTAATTCATTACTTTCCTTTTTAAAGTAATTAGACATTGGTGTTAAAATGAAAGAAAAATTCATTTCAATATATGTAATATTTATATTAGTTTTATTCAAATCTTGATCGTTTAAATAATTAGAAAGTTTAGTTAATATACAATCATTATTAAAATAAACCCAATGTAATGGTGTAAATGTATTTAATAAAAATATTATTTTTATAAGTGTAATATTTTTGATTACTCCAAATACTATAAGTAAAGGTAGTAAAAATATAACAGTATGTAATATTTCTATAAAAATAAATAATGGTTTTTTTATACAATAAGTTATTATTTCTTTCATTAATTATTATAATACTATATTTAATTTTAGTAATTTATATTTATAAAATTAGGTTTACAATTAATAAAATAAATTATTTCTTGGCTGTACATTTAATATGGTAAAAAATATAGTAAAATAAAATTAAATAATTTATGATCCATTGAGCATTTACTAATTTTAAAAAGTTTTTTTTATTTCTTTCCATACCTAATATGTCTAAAATAGGGAAAAACAACCAACCTAAGTATTTTTCAGTGAATGGTGAACCATAATTTGAATTTTTAAGACCACCATTTTTTACAGATAAGAATGATAAAATACAATTTCCATCAAATAGTGCCCAATGTAATGGAGTCAAAAGTAAAAGTAATATTATAATTTTAGTTAACCAAAAGTATTTACCTGGTATTAAAAATATAAATATAGGTAATAATATATAAAATATATGTAAAATATCAAATACTAAACTTAGCATAATATAAAATAAGATTAGGTTTTATTTTTTTATATTAATAAATAATTGTTATTTATCAACTAAAATTGGTAAAACTTTTAAAAAGAAAAATCATAGATTTTAAAAAAATTAATTTATTTTTCATCATACATATCAATGTATTGAATCATTAACTCCCATAATGAATTTGGATCATATTTTTCATCCAAAGATAAACCATATTTTTTTGTTACTCTATCTCTCCAAAAATGCACTGTATATGGACCATTAAACATACTAGCAATAGTTGGTGGTTTGACACCATACTTTTGTGGAAATTTATTTACTGGTGAAAATGCTTCTTTTGAATGCCACCAATCAAGATTGCAAAATACTTTGGGCATTTTTACATATTTTGTGTAGTTATATTTTTTTATTAATGATCTTAGCATTATCATATATTTTAATTTATCGTCATTTTTATGTTTTAAATTATATGCCATACATTTTTCATAAGCTTCTTTATAAAAAGCACTTTTTGGTGGTGCCTTTAAAACACCTATATTTGGTACATATGGTAATTGAGACGCATATGCACCTTGTTGGATTGTTCTTTCTGATGAAAATACGAAAGGCTCCTTAAAATCAAATCTTTTAATTGCTATCATATCAACGTCAACCCAATATCCTCCTTTTTCATATAATAGTTTATATCTCCAAATATCCGAAAACGGTAAAAATGTAGACTTAAGTGCAAATATCTCTTCTTGAGGCATAATAGTTGAAGCATCTTTAATAATAGTGCCTTTTGGAACGTTTTTAACTTTATTGTAGGTATATAAATGAAATGTATATCCTAATACTAAAAAACTTTTAATACTATAATATTCCATTCTTGATAATCTATCTCCTACCCATAAAGATTGAACTACTAATTTTGTCATATAAATTATTATTATTTTTTTTATTTCTTACTTTTTTTTAAAATCTAATTTATATTTAATGAGTAACTCTGAAAATCAAGAAAAAAGTTTTTTTAGTACATTCTTTAATTATGTCTTTTACTATTTGAGAAAATCCTTAGTTTTTATGATTATATTTGTAATATTTGTAATCAATTTATGTGCATTATCTCTATCAATAAAATGTAATAGAAATGAAGGGTTTTTATTTAAAGTTTCATCTGGTTTATATGCATTTATGTTTGGTATATTATATATATTTATTAACTACTATATGTATCGTGTAAAAATGAAAAACTATCCTTGTGATCATATTTGTGGTAACCCTTTTAAATAAAATACGTTAAATATATGCTTATAATTAGTTATATTTTGTAATTTATTTTTATTTAATATTTAATATTTATCTTGTAAAATAATTCAATAATTATACGAATTTTTTATTTTATAATACTATATTATATGAATCAAACAGTTGTAATAATAGTAGCTGTTGTAGTTGTATTAGCAATAATACTTGGATATAGTGTAAAAATATTTTTAGATTATAAAAAATATACTGATTTAGAATCTGGAACTAAATTCCCACCATGGCCTTCTAAATGTCCAGATTATTGGGCTGTTGTTGGAGAAAATAAATGCAAAAATATCCATAAAATAGGAATATGTAAGGCAGGAGATACTGATAATGTTATGGACTTTAGTGAACCATTATTTCAAGGAACAAAGGGTATGTATTACAAGTGTAATTGGTCAAAGAAATGTAATACACCTTGGGAAGGAATTGATAATTTATGTTAATATTGTTTAATTAAGTTTATTTATATTTTTGATTTAAAAGTAATTTTATTTTTTTATTTAGCATATATGACAAAAACAATAGATACAAACATTGAACCAACTAATGAACAAGGTTCAGAAAATAAAAATAAAGGATTTAATTTAGAAAATGAAATTGATTTAGATTTAAAGAGAAATATGCTTAATTGGAGTGAAAAATATAGACCTTCTAATTTAGAAGATTTGTTAATGAGCTCTGAAATAAAAAATACTATTATATCTTGGATTAAAGATTTTAAAGAAAAAAAGAAAAAAGCAAAAAACTGTTTATTTTTACATGGAGCTCCAGGGTTAGGTAAAACAACAATCGCTAATATTATTTTAAAAGAATATGGTTATGATGTAATAGAATTAAACGCTAGTGAAGTAAGAAATCAAAAATTATTAAAAGAAAGATTAGATAAGGTTAATAGTAATATTAATATAATTGATTTTATGTGTAATAAAAAAAAACATATGGGAATTATATTTGATGAAATAGATGGTGTAAGTAGTGGAGAAAAAAGTGGAATAAGTGAAATATCTAATATTATATTTGAAAAAGGAGTAAATAAAAATACACCATTTATATGTATTTCAAACACATTAAGTAAAAAGATTGATTCAATAAAGAAAAAATCTGTTTATATAAAACTTAATAAACCGAATAAATTTGGTTTAAAAAAAATATTAAATACTGTTTTAAATAAAGAAAATATAGATGTTGACGAAGATATAAAAGAATTGATAACAAATAATGCTAACTTTGATATAAGAAGATTAATAAATCTAAGTGAATTCTTACTATATAAAAATAATGATATAACATTTGAAAATATTAATAATTTAATTGAAAATTTTGATAATAAAACTATTTATTTAACATCTTATGAGGCAACTGATAAAATACTTAATAAATATAATAGTATAGATGAAACCCGACTTTTATATGAATATGATAAAACAAATATAGCAATGTTTATATTTGAAAATTTTGTTAAATTTTTAGTAAATAATAGAAAAGGAAATAATATTGATAAATTGAAAAACTTAAGTATTATTTACAGTAATTTTTCTGAAAGTGATAATATAGATTATGAAATATTTATAAAACAAAAATATGAATTAAATAATTATAATTGTGTATTAAAATGTTGTATTTCTTCACATATTATTAATTCTATGAAAAAATATCCCTATAATAAATTCACTAAACTTAATTATTCAACATTAATAAATAAATCATCACAAGAATATTTAAATTCAAAAAATATATCAAATATAAAAGAATGTTTGACTAATTTTTGTAAATCTGATATTCATATAACTATTTGTAACATACTTTTCAAATATATAGAAAAGAATTATGATAATATAAAAGATGTTATTAAAATATATAATATTGATAAAGATTTACTAGATAAAATAATTAAATTCAGTTCATTCTATAATGACAAAATTAACTTTAAAAATGAAATCAAAGCATTATATGATTAATTTTAATTATTCTTTTACTATTTTTTTTTATATACTCTGTTTATTTGAATTGGCTTATTTAATTTAATAAAAAATATGTTAGGAGTATTTGGGAAATAAAAGTATAACACCAAATAGCTGGTTGTTCGTGAATATTATTTGTTATTATAATACCCAAATATGGTCCTGTTAATAATAATGCTAATATAGGTTTTATTTGAAAAATAACTAGTGAAGGTATTGCCCACATAAAGAAATGTAATCCAATACTTGGTGTTAACCATTTACTTCCTGGCGCGCGAAGTCTTAAATTCCAAGCAATATGTCTTTTACCAGAAAATGCACAAGTTTTTGGACCACATAAAGGTTCATTATTTGTATCGCATAATTCTTTGTCTTTTACAAAAAACATTCTACTTGCTAAAAGTATTCCAGCAATAAAACTCATATATATAAATATAAAATTAGGTTTCTTAATAAAAGCAAATAACCACAAATTAAAAAATAGCGGTTGGAAACATATATGTAAATAACCTATTTTTGTTAGCAATTTATTATAATCATTATCACATTGATCAATTACTTTGTATTGGAAATATTGTATTAATTCCATCAAAGAAAAGTAAAATATACCTATTCCAGCAAATATATTTAATTTTAAAAAATATATACCTGAAATCATACCAAAAATACTTATAGTTAATGACATATTTTTAGAAAAACACATTTATATTAATATTATAAAAAAAATAAATGTTAATAGTAATGAATAGTATAATTTATTTCATTATGACTATAATTGGATGGTCATTTCCCAATTTTTTTATTAAAAATTTAAGAAAGACATTTGAAAGTATAGAGGTAATCATATTTTTACATTTATTATATACTATATTCATATTACCTTTTATTTTTATTACATTTTTTAAAGATAGAAGTATGTTAGTAAAATTTAAAAATAAAATTACTTCTTTAAAACCAGTTATTTTAACATCTGCTTTTTTAGTTGTTATACTTGGTATGTGCTCTCAATATGGTTTTAACAGTTTATTAAAAAATAATGATGTAACGTTTCTTGTACCTATTATAAGGGGTATTAGTTCGTTAGTAATATTATTAATAGGCTACTTTATATTTGCAGAAACAATGACAATTAAAAAGGTATTAGGTATATTAGCTGTAATTTTTGGTGTTTACTTAATAACATCAAAATAGAAATTAAATAATAAAAAATAAAAAATAAAAATAAGTATCATTCAAAGAATTTATGGTATCATTCAAAGAATTTATGGTATCATTCAAAGAATTTATGGTATCATTCAAAGAATTTATGGTATCATTCAAAGAATTTATGGTATCATTCAAAGAATTTATGG